GTACAACGCATATAAGGCGTAATATCAGGGTCTGTAGTACGCAGTCTAGATGATAGGTAGTTCCAAGAAAACTCTGTTGATAAGTGTGTTATCTCATCAAACCCTATCCAAGAATATGCTTGACCCTGATACCTGTATACATCGGCATCTCGCTCTAAGAAGCCAAACTCTAGTTTAGCACCACTGGGGAATGTCCAGATCTTTTCTACTTCTCTGAACTTACACCCCGGAAAAGCCTTGGGGTATAATTCCCTAGACTTATCTATAAGTTCCCTCAGTTCAGGCATTGAGCGTCTTAGTACTAACGCCCTGTGAGCAGCCCTGTGAGCGAATCTGAGGGGATCTACGAGCATAGCATAGGACTTACCGCCCCCTGCTGCACCACCATACAATACGTCTGTTTCTGGGGCTGCTAAGAAGTCTGTCTGCGGCCCATCATTAGGTCTGAAAATAACATTCTCTAGTGCCTCTTCCCTTACTTTTTTTGGAAGATGGTGGATCGTATCTTCAGTCAATACCTTCCCTTCTTTGGAAGTTTCTTGATTGTCTATTTTAGCTAATGTGGATCGTGAAGCTTTTAATGTATTTTTTTGACTTTTTAATTTAGCTTCAGCTTTAGCAATAAGTTTTTCTTTAGTTCTTATAGCTTTATTAGCTTTCATACGAGCCTGTGTAGCTCTACTATAGTTGTAACCTCTAGACTTACTTCCTTTCTTACGCCCTCCACGTTTCTTTGGAGTACCGTCTACTTTTAAAACAAAGCTACCGTCTTCATTTTTTAAGTAGTCATCTGGATTAATTTCCCAATCTTTCATTTATAATTTTTTTTAAACCTTGATGACTTAGGCTTCTACCTGTTTTATGTTCTAACCAAGCTGATCCTTCACGTAAACTTAACACCTGATCTTTTACCATACCAGATATTTCATTTAATGCTTCAAGTTGTTCTGGAACTTCCTCAAGTATTTTAGGATTAGTTTCAGATATAATATATCCAAAAGGAACAACACTACTGCGTTTCGGGATGCTCAATGACAACCTCTTCTTTAGCAGGTAATATAAAAACTCCACCTTGTACTGTATGACTAACATCTAAACGATCAGTCTTACCTAGTCCAATACGATCTAATATTGTTTGTGCAGCTTGAAGTCGTATATTGGCTTGAGGAACTGGTTGATCAGAATTCATTACTTCGGTAATTTTAATAGCAGCTTGTGGCGCAGATTGAGCTAAGATATTTGACGCTAGGTCTATTATTTCATTTTTGAGTGATTTGGTAACCTGCCAATGATTCCCAGAATAACCTGCAAGCTCTGCTGCTTTCTTTGGATCACCTCCTACTTCTACAAGATGGCCTAGAAAACTTTGTTGTTTTTCTGTAAGTTGTTTTTTAGTTTCCATGTTTAGTAGTATAGGCTTATATTTAACATTTGTCAACTACTTTTTTACTTGACAAATGTTAAATCTGTAGCTATACTAATTATGTAACCCACCGGGGTTGCATATAGATGTATAGAAGTACTTTAAAGCCCTGCATAAACCCTCCTAAAACCCCACCCTAGATCTAGTTGACACTTCAAAGTTTTGTAAAATGTTTAACATTTAGTATATATATGGGTGTACCCCCATGGGCACCTGCGCCCCCGTGTTAATACTCCAGAATACTTCAGAGTTTACTAAGTGTATACTCCAGAGTTCTCTAAAGTATTCCTGAAGAGCAACTCCAGAGTAGTTTACAGTCTAAAGAGGACTCTAAAGTAACACTAAAGTAATATTTTACTCCAGAATACTTCAAAGGATTTCAAAGTGTTACTGAGTTTTCACGAGGCAAGCCCAGCGATCCCCGGAGACCATCGAAACCCGCCGAAATCAACACTCGAAAATCCCCGAAAAACGCCAAAATCCAGCCCAGATTTTCAGGCCCTCTGAATCTTCGCCTGTTTTCGCGCGGAGCCTTCGGCTCTTCACGGGGGAAAAATCACGCGCCAGATTTTCGTTGACAAAATCCGATGGCTCTGGCAGCGTTGAAAGGGCTGGCAGCGAGGCCAGTTAACAGTAATAAACTAGATCAGGAGATCAGTATGAGTGATTATTCAAACATCGATGCAAATCGTCCAGCGACTTTCAAGCAGTTTGAATTTGCAGTGTATAAACTTGCGGAAGGGATGGGCAGTAAGATGCGTCCAGCAGTTAAACCTAAAGTCAATGGTAAGACTAACCCAAAGTTTAAGATTCTCAAGGCGAGAATTCAGGGAGCGACGGCGAAGTTTTACGGCGACAAGAATCTTCGGATGACTCACGGCGACGCTCAGAAGTTTATCTCTTCAGGAGTTATTCCTAACGAGATTAAGTCAATGGTTGACTCATCTGATCTCAAGAAGAAGTCTTAATTAAACTACGGGGTCACTTCGGTGGCCCTTTTCAATCTCAGTCAGGAGTTATCATGGAAGAATATAACTTAGATATTTGGTTTTTAGTTGTTAGTATAATTGGAGTTCCAGTACTTCCGTTTGTCATTGCAGTGTTTTCTTAATGAAGTTAGTTATATTATTAACTTCTACAGTAATACTAACTTGGGTGATTCTTATGTCACCCATCTTAGTTAAATTAATCCTTAGTTATTAGGAGTAACTATGTCAATTTTCAATAAATTTTCAAATCTAACTCATCAAGAACGTGAGCTAGTAGTCTTTGATAATCACTTTCGTGAGATTTTGTGTGAGTTAATATTACTTGAGCAGCGTCCCGAAAGATTGGAGGCAGTTAAAGATTTACTTAATGATAAAACTTTTCAGGGTAGTGCGTCTCAGACCAGTGAGTATGACTTAGCTCAGGCAATGTTACTTGTGATCAACCGTATCAAAGTTAAATCTGACGACTGAGGTTTCTATGTAAATTTAATTGGCTCGACAATTTAATTAATACTATTAAAAAAGTAATCATTCGTATGATTATTGTGTAGTAATCGCTGGCTAGTCTTCACTGAGAAGAAAGAAGAAACTTGAGTGATTCCACAAATAGTTAAGACTAAGGGCGCTTCGGTGCCCTTTCGTCGTTAGAGTGATTCTAAAGCGCTCTAAGATATACTGGTAGATAACGTCCAGTTAGTAACTAAAATCGCTTAGGAGTAAATTCTGAGCCTCTCAGGAGTATATATTTATGACTTGTTCAGAGTGTAAGACTAGCAAGCCATCGGGCATGTTAGTAAAAGTAAAAGATCAACTCGTGTGTGTTCTCTGTGCGCTCAAGCACAGGAGTTATTTTCTGGGTTGACAACGTAATGTGGATCGTGTTTTTCTAATGTGGATCGTAAATCAGGAGTAAACATTTGAGTAACTTAATAACATCAGAGTCTTTAGAACTTTTAAGATCTAATAAGACATTTTATATGTCTACTAAACAACCTCTTATGGGATTTAATAGTTCTATAAAGATCTTAAAAGGTCTTAAAAAGTATGATTATACCACAGGAATCTTGTATTTGCAACCCTCAAATGCAGTTTCTGTTAAAACTTTTTGCCCGTTTGCTGATCCAGCAGGCTGCAAGGATGATTGTTTAGGCAAAACTTCTGGTCGTTTATCCATGTCACAGTCTCAACGTGCTATGACTAGGCGATCAATACAGTATGTATTTGACCCCGATGGGTTCAAGGAAAGATTACGATACGAAATAATTAAAAACGAAAAGGATAACTATTGTATCCGGCTCAACGGCACCAGTGATCTTGATTGGTCTGACCTGATTGCTAGTTTACCTAACGTGCAGTTCTATGATTACACTAAAGTTTTCAAGAGGTTAGAGCGCAATACTCTACCCAATTATCACTTAACATTCTCAGCGTCTTTCAAGAGTAACAAGACAATCCAACAAACTAAGGAGGCAGTAAAAAGAAAATATAATGTAGCAATCCCATTGAATACTAAGGAATGCAAGGGTGAGTTCAAGCGTCCCACGGAGCTTGTCATCAATAGTAAGAAGGAATCGATACAGAACTTTGATACTACGGATCTGCGATTTCTTGACAAGCCTTCCAGTATAGGCACTTTAACTCGCAAGGGTTCCAATATAAAACAAAGACTAGCTGAGATGGATCAACCAAGTTTCTTTGGTAATCCTTCCACGCTTGCGTCACTGGCTTGACATGGTTTTGGGGCTGCGCTAAAGTGGCCCCGTCATCACGACAAAGTAATTTAATTATCAGGAGTTCATATGAACACAGTAGTTTCATTTTTCAATAAAACGTCTTCAGATGTAAACAATTTGCGAGACAATGGATACGGCGAGGCAAACTTTCAAGTTTCATCTGCGCCAGTTTTATACAGTATAAAGGGCAGGCTCGAAGAAGTAGAGGGTAAAAAAGTATATTACCGAGAAGATACAGGTGAGTCATTGGCGATCCACGGTGAGCGGTACAAACCAGTATCACATATCCAAATGATTGACACCGCTCGAAATGTATTGGAGAGAAGTGACTTAAACCTTCTTGGTATTAAAGAAACCATTAGGGTTGGCGATGGCGGTTCAGTTTGTTTTATTCGGCACCAGTTACCCAACCATGAAATAACAACTCCCGATGGTGACACTGCTATTCTTGAGATGTTACATATTAATTCATTTAATTCAGTGTGGCCCTATCAGGCGACGGTTGGTGCATTACAAAGTGCTTGCACTAATCATCAAGTTTTTCTTGGTTCAACTGCTGGAATCTACAAAGCTAGACATACTAACAAGTTAAACGTAGACCACGGCGCAAGTCAGATGAATAAGATTATGGGTATATTAGACACTCAGAATGAACTATGGGCCAAGTGGGCTAATTACACAGTTAGCCGTCAAGAAGCATTCCAATATATTGCAGAGGCGACAGGCTCTAAGTTTGCACTTGGTAAACTAAAAGAGGGCGAGACTACAGGATCAATTATGAGTATGCCCAAAGCATACAGTAATGCATCTCTTATGTATGCTTGGACTCAGTACAATGAGCGTTACATGCCAGCCATGGGTAACAATTATTGGGCCGTATACAATGCTCTAACTGATTGGTCGAGCCACCATGTCGGTAGCCGCAAAAATAAAATTGATATACCTGTAGCACAGGTTAAGAGATCCGATAAAGTTCAACAAGTTATTGCTAAGTTTCCATTAGCTGCATAGCTCTCCTGACACCCTGAGCATGGTGTAAAACTGCTCACCCTAAAAAACAAGGAATAAATTATGGCTACTTATTATAAAATTCAATCTGCTCCCGCTCCTATCTCTGGACGTTCACGCTGGAAAGGACTATTCTCTGGTATGAAACAAGGTGATTGGTTTATTGTTCCGAAAGAACACTCAACAAGAGCTAGGGCTTCAGCGCATCTTCATTTAGGTAAAGGTATGTATAAATCGTACAGCGTGACCGATGGTGTATGTATTCAAGTAATCAAAGACATTAAATAATAATATTTATTTATCAAAACTCTCCGCCACCTGAGTAAGTGGATAAACTGCTCACTTAATATAACCCCGGGTAATGGAAGAATGGTTTAAAGAAAATAGTTTTAAAAGAGGGACTTATGAAAACTAGGATCCATGTTAATCAACATAACATCAAGGCTAATGCTAAGGGTGCTGAGTTGCCAGTGATTACTGTTAAGGACTACAAACAAAATAGGAAGGCTAATCATGCCGCCGTTGTAGACTCTGAAGGTAAGCCATTAGTTAGTGTTTACTATTGCCCTGATAACCCACTGCCATGCGGTGCTAAGGTTTGGATCGAAACTGAGTTGGAGGTTGTGACCGTTGGATAATATACGTTTATTTGTGGATCATTTTATAGTTTATTCTGAAAGCCGCAAGGCCCTCATTTTAAATTCTGGCACTGCTTTAGCATTTGAAAATAGCTTACGTGATCTTGTTAATACTCAAATGAAAGAAATACTAACTGATCGCATGAAGCATTATGAAAATGTACTTCGTCTTGCTGAACCTCACAAACATGTCAGCCCACAGTATCAACGCACTAAAGATGCTTACAATACTTTAAAAGATTTGCATAACGATATTGCTTTCTGGGGAGAAAAGTATCTTGAAAGGAAAGAAGTATGACTATTGAATTCTATAAATGTTTAAAGGGTTGCAATGATACTCTTGATAAAATGTACCCTAAAAGGAACTGGCCCTCGGGTGCTATGAAAACCCCTAGACCTCACATAGTTGAAATAATTAAAATGCGTCGGCGGGGCTTTACTAATGCTGAGATAGCTGCTACCATACGAAAACCTCGAAAGGTGGTTAGTTCTACTATAAGAAAAGCAGGGTGTCAGTGATGCAAAACTTAATTGACATGTGTAATCACATACTTTATTATTCCACAATCTATTGTGGTCTTGAGGATGTCAGTAATGAGATGCAAGAGGATGCTCTGCGTTTAATGTTAAAGCATGGCGAGGAGTTCCCTGAATCTTTTAGTAGGCTTTATTTAAAAACTCAATTGGAGACAAAATATGAGTGCTACCGATACTAGAGCAGAGTTTTGTGGCATGGTTGATGATTGGTGGTGCCAGTTGTTTGCCATGCGACTAGGATCTCCCTTACCTTCTGAAAAAATTAAGTTTAGATTCATAACATTTGTGGAGGAGCGCTGCGCTGAAGTGGGTAGCTGGAGGATCACTGACGATGACCTATGTACATTATTCCCTGAGTTTATTGATAGGCTAGGCGAATGGTAGAAGATATTTTAAAACTAAAACAAACTTTGCTAAATCCAAAACGCAGCGACAACTTTGACACATGGTATTACCTTGACGGCTGGCGTATGTGTAATATAAAGATTGGTAATAAAAGAGGAACCATTACTCCTAAGTTTGCTAGGGGTAAAATTACGATAGGGATGCGGCAACTCAAAGAAGATTTGAATAGTCTCTATTGGTACGCTGCTAAATGTCACGCTAGTGATAAAGCTAAACAGGAGGGACTAAGCAAAAGAAGAAAGAAATGGGAAGAGGAATACTGTTAAAGATAGTATGGATCGCGCACACGCTATCAAAGGATCGCGTGTATAAAACTCTTGACATTTAATGTGGATCGTGTATCGTAACGTGGATCGTAACGTGGATCGTGTAATTTTTGTAAAACAAATCATAGGAGTGTTTTTATGGTACTAGAAGGAATCGCGTATTGGGCTAGTGTAACTTCTCCCAACACAACTTTTGAACCTGTGTATACAGTTAATCTAGTTATATCTGATGATAAAGCTGATGAGCTTAGATCACAGGGGATCAAAGTCGTAGACAAGGAAGAAGGCCCTACGGTTGTTATTAAACGCAAGGTTAACGGGCCTAATGGAATGATTCGTACTGCGCCAAAACTTCTGGACTCTCAGAAAAAACCAATTGATTGTAAGATTGGTAATGGATCTAAGGTTAAGGTGCAATACAAACCTTGGGAAATTTCCCGCAGCGGTACTGTGTATCGTGGCTTGGACTTTCAAGCTATGCAAGTCCTTGAGCTTATTTCGTACTCTGTCGATGGCGATGAGTTCGATATTGAAGACGATGAAGAGGAGCTTAGTGAACTATGAGTGAAGAAACTAAAGGCTGGACTTTTACAGCCGACGATGGTGGAACCTATGCCGTAGAAAAATTTACGGATCAAATGAAGCTTGCATTCAATCTTTTGCTGGAGACAGACAAAGAGTTGAGAGTGGCACAAAAGACTGCGGCTAAACTTGACATGGCTCTGAGGGGATTCAATTCCTCTATAGCTAGTCAGTTGACTAAAGAGATGTTAGTAGAGCAGAAAGAGGAAGAGGGGGAAGAAGAGTTTCCGGGTTTTGCATCTTGAATGGGGGGCTTCGGCCCCTTCTTTACATTTGGAGATATTAAATGGCATTTATAGCCTACCATAAACCTTGTCCTTTATGTGGGAGTAGTGACGCCGCCAGCATTAATGACGATGGTTCGGCATATTGTTTTAGTTGCTACGAGCGGATACCAAACTATGATGATCCAGAGGAAAAAGTGGAAGACTTCAAAACTTACAAAAATAATTCTATGAATACTAACGAAGGAGAGTTTTTAGAACTTACTGATCGCAGCATCTCATTAAACACCGCTAAAAAGTTTGGTGTTAAGTGTACAAAAAACTCCGATGGTTCTATTAACTCTCATATGTACCCTTACTACATTGCTAACGAGATCGTGGGCACCAAGGTTAGGGACTGTAAAACTAAAGAGTTTATATGGCGAGGCTCTCCGAAAGGTACGATGCTTTTTGGGCAGCAGTTGTGCCAGACAGGTGGTAAATTTATTACCATTACAGAGGGCGAGTGTGACGCTATGGCGGCATACGAAATGATGGGTTC